ACTTCACCTACCATATTTCCTATGGCTAATGGAATAGGCTTAATGGGTGAGTCAGGGCCAGAGGCTATCATGCCTTTAAAGCGTGGTACTGATGGAAAGCTCGGAGTTGAGGCAAGCGGTGGTGGTAGTGCAACGGTAGTCAACATTAATAACTATGGCAACAATGCCGTGACAGCAACCGAGTCAACTAATTCAAACGGCTCAAAAAGCATTGATATTATGATTGAAGAAAAAGTGAATGCTGCTATTCAAGGGGGAGGTTTAGATCAGAATATGAGAAAAATATACGGTAGCCGGAGGGTAGGATATTGAGCGAAACTTGGCCTGACACAATAGACGAGAAAGTCCTGCAAAGCGGGTTTCAACAGAAAGCAGTCCCAAATACCATTAGGTCTAAAATGGAAGCCGGACTGGATAAGATAAGAAGGCGTTATACAACTCCTATCCTGAATCTTAGTGTTTCCATGTTTCTTGATTTCACTCAGTATGAAACCTTAGAGACTTTCTATAATACAACGTTACAAGGCGGGGTATTAAGTTTTACCTTTCCCGACCCGGCAACCGATGACGACCATGAATATCGCTTCCTTACACCTCCAAGTTATTCAGCCGCAGGCGGATTGCATTATATGTGTACTATGCAATGGGAGAGACTTGATTGAGTCTTTCAAGCGTTGCAATACAATCAGCCCAAGCGTTAGAAACTAGCGAAGTATGGCTATTGCTGATGGAAATAGATCACACTGATTTAGACGATCCCTTTTATTTAGTTAATAACAGAGAGTCAGTAACACATGACGGGACTGAATATTTAGCCTATCCATTCAGCGTTGTACTTTCACAGGATGATGGCGAGCATTTACCCAAAGTCAGACTCACCATTGATAATGTTGACAGAGCATTAGTTGAAACTATCAGGAGTATTTCAGATTCACCCAGCGTAAATATTAAATTAGTGTTAGCAAGTCAACCTGATACAATTGAGTTAGAAATAGCCGATTTAATATTGAGAGAGGTTGAATATGATGCATTTAGCATTACCGGGACATTGTATGCTGATGACATACTCAACTCACGCTATCCCAGAGATAAAATAACTTTAGCCGCAGGCTATATGGGTTTGTTCCGCGGATGATAGAAGAATGGGTTAAAAAGTATATAGGGATACCCTATAAAACCAAAGGAGTCACTCTGACAGAAGGATTGGATTGTTTGAGTGTAGTAGAATTAATCTATAAAAATGAGTTAGGGATAACCCTACCCTACAATGAGCATTTAGACACCGAGAATAATATGGACGTTGTGGGCGATGCCATTAACAAAGAAAAAGTGCGGTGGGTAAAATTAGATAAACCACAAAAATATTGTGTAGTGCTGTTAAATATAGCAGGATTCCCGGTACACATTGGGCTAGTATTAAATGATGATTATATGATCCATTCACTCAAAGGTCATAACTCAGTAGTAGAGCGTTTCACCGGTGCGAAGTGGAAAAGCAGAATAAGCGGATTTTATAGAAGTGAGGCTTTATTTTGAGCGTCTATGTAAAAAAGAAGTTGGTATCAAGCCAAGTTGACAAGCTACTCATAAAAGGTGATGAACCATTATGTAATATTGTTGACCGTTTATCTATGCCTGACGTTTTACATGATTATCTCAGAGTTTCCATAGACGGTGTTGTGATACCTAAAGAGAATTGGCAAAACACCATAGCCACAACACGTCATATTGTTTTTATTGCCGTAGTGCCACAGGGCGGTGGCGGTGGCTCAAGCAAGAATCCACTTGCATCAATAGCAATGATTGCCCTAAGTGTGTTTTCTATGGGCGTGGTTGCGCCCTGGGCCGCCATTGTGTCGGACTCATTAATTGTTGGTTATGGGGCAGCGGCTGGCGTAATGTTTGTTGGCATGTTAGCCATCAATGCCTTATTCCCGCCACCATCAATAAGCACACCAAACACAAAAGAGGATAGTGCAGGATTTTTTGGCATGGACGGGTTCAGAAACAGAGCCAGACCTCACGATGCAGTTAGAAACATATTCGGAACTTATAAGGTTGCGCCGGATTTAGCTGTAGAAGCCTATGCAGTCACAAGCGGAAATCTGCAAACATTATACGGCATCTATGATTTTGGCTATGGCGAAGTGGATCTAACTGACATAAAAATAGGTAATACTGCAATTGCTTCTTACGGTGGTTATTATGCGATCCATAAAAATTATACTGACGGGGCATTATCATATTATAAAAACGATAATGTGTCAGAAGCGTACAGCACAGAAATCCGTGATATTTATATCGCCAGAGTAGCACCATCCGATAATTCAAATGAAATTGTAGTTGACATAACATTCCCTATGGGGCTGGCAAAACTACCTAAAGACGGTGGTATCAAAAGCGATACAGTGCCTTTTGTTATTTATATTAAAAATGTAGCGACTGGTTTATCTTATGGGATTTACGATCAGACTTCTTTTAAAACCTCACACGCTATCACTAAATATAGCCAGAGTTCTTTTGGGCTGACGCGGACAACTTCAAAATCATTTGTTTTCTCTTTTACTGTAGAGTTACTTTCTCAAGGTGAATGGGAAGTTAGCATAAAAAGAACTGCAACCAAAAAGAAAGGATATGTCACTTATTATGATAATTGTGCCGGGTGTAGCAACCACTGGCTAGATAAAACAGTATTAACCACTATAAGATCTGTAACCAGGACACAACCGTTAGAATTTAAAGTGCCTCATACCATTTTAGAATTAAAGATTGTCGCAACAGACAAGCTATCAGGGATGGTTGATACATTAACTGCCGTCTGTGAAAGAATATTACCTTATTATTCAAGCAGCGTTTTAGCTGGCACAAAAGCCACATCTAACCCTGCCTGGATAGCTTTAAATATCCTAATGGGTGATGAAAATCCAGATCCCATACCTGCAAGCAGGATAGACTTTAGCACTTTCGAGTTATGGGCTACATTTTGCGGTGATGTTGGCGATGATACCGATGATTACCATTGTGACTGTAATTGGGACGCTAATTCTACCGTTTTTGAACGCCTTATATCTGTCATGGTGGCTGGCAGAGCGACTATTGCAACCAGAGAAAATAAATACTCAGTCATTTATGAACAGTTTCCGACCGTCCCCTCCCAATTATTAACCACTAAAAATAGTTGGGGGTTTAAAGGGACTAAAATATTCACAAAACAACCACATGCCTTAAATGTAAGTTTTATAGATCCAGATTCCGAATGGCAGCAAGTGGATAGAATAGTTTATGCAGATGGTTACACTGAGTCAAATTCTACTTATTTTGAAAACATAACATTGCCCCTTTGCACCAGTAGTGACAGAGCATGGAAAGCAGGCCGTTATTATTTAGCACAAGGACAGCTAAGACCTGAATCATTCATAATTAGCACTGATGTTGAGAATTTACTGGCCGAGCGTGGCGATCTCATTGAATTACAATATGATGCTGCAAGAATGGGCGGTATTGCTACAAGGATAACTGCTATTACAGGTGCAGTTATAACTTTGCGTGAACCCGTTTCATGGGCTGCTTCACCAGATTACTATTTAAGAATAAGAACAGATGACGGGCAACAGGAAGAAATACAGGTTATCAGTCAAACAGACTCTTACACAATTACTTTAGATTCAGTGCCAAGCCCTACAGCAAAAATAGGCGATTTATGTGTTTACGGTATAGAAGATTATGTAACAGACCAGTTTTTAGTCAAAAGCGTTACACCTAACACTGACCTGACAGCCACTTATAACCTGGTGCCTATAGCCAGAACCATAGCAGACGCAGACACAGGGACTATCCCTGATTATGATCCACCCATAAGTGCCGATGTGATGTTGAATCCTGAGTGTATCGCTGACACTGACATAACAATTGAAACAAGACTTTATTATAATTACAGAATGCCTTATATAGATGCAACATTAAACTGGCCTGATTCTGGAACATCAGTCATGTATGAAATTTGGCTAAGTGAGGATGGAACAGAAAACTATGAACTTATTGATACCGTAGAGCATACTGTTGATTATAATTTATTTGTGAAGAAATCAACTTTAGATTTTGACTACAATAAGGAAGATGACCAATTAGTAAAAATAATACCTGTCAATGTTTTTGGGTATAAAGCCCCCATTGATACCTGCACAGGTGCATCATTCTCATTACCTTATGATTCAACCGCACCCGGTAAACCATTATTCTTTGCAGGCAATATAAATGCCGATACGATTAATTTAACATGGATACCGCCCACTGATAGTGATATTGCCGGGTATATTATTAAATACACAACAGAATCAACACCAGATTGGGATACAGCCACATCACAAGGCAGCTTGATCCCTTATAATATTACTGCTGCAAATTATAATGCCCGTATTGGCTCTTACATGATTAAAACCATTGATACGTCAGGTAATTATTCAGATGAATTTGGTTTAATTAAAACAACTATCCCAGCATTACAGGGGTTTGATAACTTTGTCACACTGACTGAACATTCTGCTTTTTCAGGTGCAAAATATAATGTTGAAGTGGTGAGTGATGGATTAAGATTAATTCAGGATGTAGGAAATTATGTAGAGTATGGAACTTACACTTATAATACTATTGTTGACCTGGGTGATGTTTATAACTCGTATATATCAAGTGAATTGGCTAGAACTATTATCAATTCTGGATCAGAGGAAACGATGGAAGATTATCAGGACGTTATTGTTCAGATAAAAATGTCATCAGAAAATCCAGCAATAGGCGATTGGGTGCATATAGAAGATGCTGATCCCATTGGCGAGGCAACGGATTCAGACTGGTCAGGATGGCAGAATCTTTATGCTGGATATTATACAGGAAGATATTTTGCATTTAGGGCAGTTTTAGTATCAAACGAGACATTTATCACCCCTCATGTTTACGAGTTAGGAATTAAAGTCGACATGGTTAAACGCATAGAATCAGATAATGATGTGACCTGTGATTCCGGCGGTTCAACCATATCATTTGCTAATGAGTTTAAAGATATACCCGCTATTGGAATTACTCAGGATAATGCTTCATTAGGTGATTATTTTAATATTACCAATCAGGCGGTAGACGGGTTTGATATTGAGTTTTTTAATAGCAGTGATGCTACACAAGAAAGGCAATTTGACTGGACAGCAAGTGGTTATGGGATATTATTAACAAGCATTGAAAACCCTATAGAGGCAGGTGATGAAGATGACATTGCTTTACTTCCCGAAGCTGTTTCATTTATAACTAAAAAAGAATTACTGAACTAGGAATTATTATGGCACAACAAACAGCAGGCGATTTTGATATAGATCCGGCAACGGATAGCGGAACTCAGCTAGCAGGGTTTTTAAACAGAATGAACGCTGCTGAATTAAGTATGCATAGCGGTGCGACAGCCCCAACATATAAACTCAATAATATGTTATGGATGGACACCACCAGCGGAACAGAGCATATCTGCAAACGTTACAACTCTACAGGACCGGTATGGGTTGAGTTATTCAGGGTAACAGTTGCAACAGGCGCAATAGTCTTTACAGGCTCAACCGCACCGACTACAGGTAGCCATTTAGTCAATAAAACTTACGCGGATGATGCTCTTGCATTAAAATCATCTATTACTTATGTCGATTCTGAAGTTGCCGCCAAGCAAGATACCATTACTGGGGCAGCAACCACCATAGATGACACAGACTTAACAGCAAGCAGGGCTTTAGCATCAAGTGCCGGTGGTAAAGTTGAGGTTTCAGCAGTAACCGCAGCAGAGCTTGCTTATCTTGACGGTGTAACAAGTGCTATTCAAGCACAATTTACCGCAAAAGCAGCATTAGCCAGCCCAGCATTAACAGGAAATCCAACGTCTGCAACCCCAGCCACATCGGACAATGATACTTCGATTGCTACCACTGCCTTTGTCAGAGCGGCTATAGCTGCATATGGTGCTAGTGATGTGCCGACTATTGGAGCAGTTGGGGATTATGGCTTCTTTTACATAGGATTAGGGATTTTAAATCCCGGAGCGACAACAGCAGGAAGTAATCTGTATTGGGCGGCAATGAGTGGTTCTGGCGGTAATGTGAATTTAACCAGCGCACCACACCCATCCGGCACAAGGAGGCTTCAAGGCTATTCACCAGAAAATACTATGCTTAG